TGGGTTCAAGAACGACGGCGGGGGCGCTCCGCGCCTGTTGTTTTCTGCCTCTTCAATTAAGAAGTCAGGAACGTCGACGGCATTCGGATCTGCGGCGGCAGCAAGGTCGGCATCCGTTGCCCCCAAGCCCGCGCCAATAGCAAGGTCGTCCGGCGTTGGGTTCAAGAACGCTGGCGTCTCAACCGTATCCGCGCCCTTGTTGCCAAAGAAGCCGTCTCCGCGCGCTGCACTCAGTGCGCCTTGGCCGCCATAAACGGCAGCACTCCCGAGCCCGGGAACGGCTGCGTTGCCTGCGAGGCTGACCACGCCCTTGGCAATTCCTGCTGGGCTGAAATCCCACGACACGCCGCCTTCGCCGCCCGGTCCGTCTCCGCCATCAAAGCTAAGACACATGATGATTACCCACGTTGCTATCCACACCTATCAGAAACCGCCCGCCGACATACGGCGCTGTTGTTTCAGCTCTTCGTTGTGAGCCCACTTAACCCACGCGAGCGTGCCGACTTCGGGGCGCTCTAGTTTTTTCTTTGGCATCTTGGGCGACGCTAGATACTCAAGGCCGCGACCAATCAATGACATGAAGCTCACAAAATCATCGTGCGTGCCATTGGGGAAGTCTAGCATCTCTTTTTGAGCGCGGGCCCACCAAGGCGCGTGCTTCGGGAAGCGAACCATGCCCAGCGAAACCATGCCTTGCACGGGGCGCGCTCGCTGTTGAAGATCGACGGACGATGTGAGCCCAACAACGGGAGTGTATGCGTGCTGACGCCTTTGCTCTTTGCGCAGGAACGGCGCGATTGACTTTTTGATGTGTTCATCCTCAGCCCACCAAAAGCTAGGCTTGTGCCGCAGCATCAAATTGATCATCTCCTGAACCATCGTGTCTGTCTCGCAACGGTCCCAATAGATATCAGGAAGAACGTAAATGATCCCGTCATCGTCAACGCCGACACAGCCCAGAACGCTCGCGTCGCGCTTTTGTTTTTTGGTCAACGCATGATCTGACGCGCCGTACATTTTCAATCGCGCTGGAAGCTGGCCGCGCGTGTAGGTCATTAAATCTTCTTTTAGAAAATAGGTGCCCTCGTCCGGCGACGGCTTTTGCTGATAAAGCGCCGACCAATCGGTTGTGCTGAGAACGGCGCGCGTCCGTTCGAGCGCGCTGGCCGGGTAGCGCTCCGGCCAAAGAGCCTCCCCCGGCTTGCGCTTCAGCGGGTCATCCTCTTCGGCAATCGCCGGTAGATTGATGATGTTCCATTGTGCGGCTTCTTCAGGGTCAACGTAGTCGGGGTTCATAATCCGACCAACGATATCGTCCTCGTGCCAGCGCGTCATAATGATGATGATGCGCCCACCCGGCATAAGCCGTGTGTAGGCCGTCGACGTAAACCACTCCCACCGGCTATCTCGGATCGTTTCGCTTTCTGCCTCTTCGCGGTTTTTGAACGGATCATCAATCAGCAACACGTCAGCGCCACGTCCCGTTAGAGCGCCGCCAACGCCGACAAAGAATAGAATGCCGCCCTGAGTTGTCTCTAGCCGCGTCGCCGCTTGGCTGTCGGTTTTCAGCTTCGTCTCAGGGAACACTTGGGAGTATTCGGGGGACCGGATAATTTCGCGCGACTTGCGACCGAAATCCTCCGCGAAGTCGCCAGAGTAGGTTGAGAAAATAACCTCGCCAGTCGGGAAGTGCCCCGAGTAAAAAGGTGGCAACCGGCGCGACGCCAGCTCGCTCTTTCCGTGCCGTGGCGGCATCGTGAGAATGAGCCGCCCGTCCTTGCCAAAGATAGTTGTCTCGCAAGCGTGCGCGATTGCCCTGTGGTGAAGCGCGTCCTTGTAGGTCGTTCCTAATGGGTCGTCGCTCTTCGCGTCCGGCATCGTAAACTTAGTGAAATCAATCAGGCTATCTTGAGCGCGCTTCGCCGCAAGCATTCGCTTGGCAGCATCAATCTGCATACCCGTTGTCATTACCGGGTTTGCGGGGGGCGGCCTCGTTGATTGTTTTGGCCGCGCCATCTACGGACGGCCGCCGGACGCATCAATCCGCGCCTGTATCCGCTGCACCTGTTGCGTGGACGCCAGATAAGCCTTGAGCATTGCCGACCCTGCGGGGCACTCGTCGCACCCAATGCCGTACTGTGCCTCAAGATCGAATACACGGCCGTTCCACCGATCAAGCTCGTTCTGCAATTCCGACCGCGCTTGCATCTTACGCACGTCAGCAATCTCACCGCGGATTTGCTTGAGGGTTTCCTCAATCTCGCCCGCAAAAGCGGAAGGTATGTAGCGGTCCTCGACCATGAAAACAAACCCGACCAGGGCAACCACACCGGCAACCGTCAAAATACTGGCCTTCTTGCTGGGAGTGCGAATTTTTGTCATGTCGGGTTCCCTTGGTCAGCCTTGGGGAGCGGGAGCATAAATAACCCCTCGCCTGAAAATTCCAAACAAGTGATGCGGTCGACCCCTGTGCGCGTGACGGTCCAAGAGCCGGTGGGCGAGGCGTACAGCTCCATGATCCATTGCCCATTGCCGCCGGTTCCGATCACGACCGGACTCTCTTGATACCGCCTTAGAAGTGCGGCGGCGAATTGATCGTGCGGGAAACAGCGCATGACCGGCGCAGCCTCTTCCTGCACTGGCAAGACCGGGGGCGCCCCGGGTTCCGGTTCCTGAATAGCGGCGCAAGCGGTCAGCAGCAATAACGCTGCCATTGTTTTTTTCATGGCTCACCTCAATCCGGCCCTGGATCGAGACACAGCTTAGCACCATGCCATTGTGCATAGGTGTTGCCGGTGCGATGCGTGCCTGCATATCACTCACCCATTGAAAAGCTGCTTTGCGTAAACGGAGATATTCCACAAAACAACAAGCCCAATCATTAGCGCGAACACCACCCCGCCAACCGTAACGGCGACATGTTCGACCCCGATCACGGCTGCCGCGAGGGCGCAATGGACGCCGACCTTAATCACAACCCAGCGCTTCGGCGCCTTATCCATGAGCCACTTCATTACCGGGTTGCGCTCACGACCGCCGTTGTCGAGCACTACCTGTGTCGTCCACACGTCAAAGACGCCGACAATGACAATCAAAAGGGCGACTAGAATTGTCATAGCGTCGGCTCGCCACGCAACACACGCCGTGCATTCACTTTCGCCAAACCACCTTGCCGATTGCCTTTGATCCATTGCAGCGCAGCCGGGTTAGTCGCGGCGACGGCTGCAATCCAATCCTCGGCTACGCGCGCCATATCCTTGTCGGTGGCTCGCAGTTGTTGCTCAGCGGTCGGCGCGGGCACCTCCTGCAATAAGTCGAACGCTACCCGGATGGTGGCATAGCCAGCATCGTCTTCCTCGACGAACGTCCACGGCCCCCCATTTGAGGGCTCGTCATTTGGGCCTGCGTACTTTCTCGCTACACCAGCCGTCAGCCACAATCCCTTGCTCATATCTGGCTCCTTGTCAGCATAGTGAACCCGAAAGTGTTGATCCGGCACGTTGTGGCCCCATCGACCTCCTCTGCGGCATATTGGACCTGAGATGACCCATCCACTAAAACCGTCGCCGCCATTGTCATTTGATCCATCGCACTGCCTGAAGTGTCGTTCTGAATGTAGATTCCCTCACGATTGCCCGCCGTAGGCACGTCAGCGGCCCCGTTCGTCCGCAGAGAGAACGACGTCCGGGTGGCGGTCTGTCCGGAGTTGGTAAAGTCAACATAAACATGCGCTAGACAGTTTGGCGGAACCGAGAGAGTTCCAACCTCTGGCGTGTTAGACGTTATGGTGGTGTCGCTCACATCAGCAATCACATCGCCGGTATAGCGGAAATAATCGCCGCTCTGGGTAAAGGCGATAATGTTGCTGCTGCCGTCAGTGTGAACCATCCCGATAAGACGTTGGTGAGTGTAATTTGTTGGCATGGTTGGGCTGGCGCCCGACAACGAATACAGCGCATCAGTAACGCCTGTATCGCTTCGATAGATGGCAAAAACAAAGTAATCCGTATTTGCCGCCACGGCACCCGTATCTAGCCCGCCAGCCGCGTCACCTACCGACCACCCCGCATCTAGCTGCTTTGTGAGTGCTCCCGCGAGATTAAGTATTTGGGCTTTAGTGCCATCCCAGCAGGTACCAGCGGCAACAGTGATATCGTGGTCAGCGTCCGCAGCGTTAGATAGCGTCAGTCCGTCAATCGGCCCCTTACCCGGTAGGTCTACCGCCTCAACAGTCGTCGCGGTCAAGAACCGGAGCGTTTGCCCTGCCGTTGGCGAGAGCGCGGCAACGGCGTCTAGCACCGTGCTTTGGGCCAGTACGTCCGTGCCGATAGCTACACCAAGGCTAGTCCGCGCCGTCGCAGGCGTAACACCGCCCGTGCCGCCTTCAGTGACCGCAATCGGCGCAGCCATGACCGCAATCAAATCAGTGCCGTTGCCGTAGGCCTCGCGCGTCACGCCTTGCGTGATCGCTACGCCGGTTTGCGACGCAACCTTGACCGTCAGCGTGTACGCGCCGGTCGTGTTGTTGCGAATAATCCAGTCTTTTTCATCAGTCGGAAAAATGACCGAGATATTTCCGGTCAACGCGCCCGTGAATTCAATCGCACGGTTTTTGTACTGATCGCCCGTCAGCGTCACGTCAGCCGCGCCGGCAACACTGATCGCCGCGTAGCCGCGTGCCTCAGCAGAGGCAAACTCAATCCATTTTCCGGCCGCAAGATCCGTCGCGAACGTGCCGCTCGTGTGCGCCGTCACGCAGACATAAGTGAAGCCGTCATCCGTAACAACGTCGCTGACCGCGTAAGCCGTCGACGTGACCCATGCGCCCTGAGGCGTCCAGCTCCCAGCCATAAGCGCGAGTGCCGCCGTGTTGAATGCGTCGGGGTGAATTACCGAATTTTTAAGGGTGCCGTCGTCGTTCTCAAGCCGCGCAATCGAAACATTCTGCGCGTCGCTCGTGACCTTGATCGCGTTAAACTCGCCGTCAATCTGTGAGCCGGTATGCGGCGATGCAGGGGTCGCGGTGCTAAACCCCGCGAAATCAAATTGGCGCGTGTAAGTCGGGGGTTGTGTCATCTACGGCTTCCCAAGTGAGCTACGCACGCGACAGTGGCCCAACATATAGCATGGTCAGGGAAAATCGCCTACAGACACAAAAAAAAGGGCGGCCCTCTGAGTGGCCACCCCTTTTCATCAACTACCTCTCAACAACGATTTGTCGTTACGCACTTGGACGCGAAAATCCTACGCCGGACCAGCTCCGAAGAGCAAGCTAATCGTCATCCGGCGGGGGCGGCCCATATCTCGCGTCCATGGCCATGCCCGCACCGATCCACCCGTTTATTCGTTGATATCGGGTGGATTATAGGATGTTTCATAAATAAATGGGATAGAAACACCGGTTATTGGCCCATGAACCGGTGCCTTTTGTAGGAGGCCACGCTCAATATCCGGTGTCGTCTCCGCCAAACCGCATTCGAGACGGATCTATCGGCTGCGGTGCCGTCTCCAACGCACGAAGCCGACTGCGAATGTTCTCCAACGCATACGAAGTCGGAATGCTCAACGTGTTGCCGCAGCGACGACAATCCTTCTTCTGGACCTTTTGCCGCCGCCCAGAGGGACCGCAAAGACAGTGCCGGCACACGCTAGATATCCGGGGCTGTCCATCTATGCGTCAGTCGGCGCCAAGAAATAGGTGGCTGTGCCGTCGCGCCTTCTCTAGAATTCCTTTTGTTTCAAATAGAAGGCGCGCAACGGTATGCCAATCACAGCCTCACCGCTTCGCTATCCTGGCGGGAAGGCTTCCCTGTTAGGCTTGGTTTCTCAGATTATCCGCCTGAACAAACTGCAATATGGGCACTATGCGGAGCCCTATGCCGGTGGATGTGGCCTCGCTCTTGGGTTGCTCTATGGCGGTCACGTGAGCGATATCCACATCAACGATATCGACCGCGGGATCTGGGCGTTCTGGCATGTTGTGCTGAACCGCACTGACGAGTTCATAGACCTTATGAACCGTACGCCGGTCACACTCGACGAATGGCGGCGAAGACGGGACATGCAACGCAATCAGCGAGGGCTAGACCAACTCGAAATTGCCTTCACCACGTTCTTTCTCAATCGAACCAACCGATCCGGCATCATCAAAAACGCAGGCGTGATCGGCGGCTTAAGCCAGTCGGGCAAGTACACGGTCGATTGTCGTTTTAACAAAAGCGAGCTGGAGAGGCGCATCCGCCGCATTCGGAAGTACCGGGATCATATCCACCTGCACCGCAAGGACGCGCTGGACTTCCTCAAGCACGTTAAGTGTAACCTGCCTAATCAGACATTCTTGTGCATGGACCCGCCGTACTTCAAAAAAGGGCCGACACTCTACACCAGTTTCTACGAGCCCGCGGACCACGCAGCGGTTGCTGAGAAAGTCCTGGATCTAGACCATCCCTGGATTATCACGTACGACCGCTGCGACGAGATAGGCGCGCTCTACACCACACGGAGGCAGTTCGAGATTTTCTTGAACTACTCCGCGCAGGTTAAGCGGATTGGGTCTGAGCTTCTCATCGCATCAAAGGGTCTCAAGGTACCTGACACCGTGAGAAACGCGCAGGTCCATCGACCGCAGTATAGAAGCGCCGCCTAGCGGCGTTCCCGCTTGCGGGAGTAGTCAAATTGTTTAACCCCGGCTCCCGGTCACGCGTAATACAAAATGTAGGAGCCCGACTAAAAACCTCGCGGACGCGGCGAGCGGGGAGAATAGAAATTTGCGCGCGTGGCTACCCCTCCCCCCAGGGGTCGGGACCGGCCTCGGCTAGGGGTCGGGACCGGCATCGGCTGCGCCGACCATTGGCTGGTGCAACGACCATCAGCGCTTAACGGTCAGCGCTCCCTGGCCTTACGCGTATTGAGGCGAACAAATAGGGGATGAAGGCGAACAAATAGGGGGTGGATTGTGGCCGTGTCGCATAATACCCATTATGGAAAATTGCAATCCCTTATATATCAATGGGTTGACGCGTTTCCGGCGGTTATCGCCTCACTCGCGACAGCCACGCAACAATCGAACAACGTGCCACGCGTACGGTTTACTCCCCCTCACCCTCACCCTCACCCTCTATGACACCCCGCCCCTCACCCTCTGTCATATGCTCCAGGGCTGTCAGGGAGCCCTCAGGCGTCGTTACTGCGCCCTCAGGCTCTAGCTGCCCCTGAGCTGCCCTCTGGGCACCCTCCGCTGCCTCTATGAAGGCTGATAGCTCGGAGACGCTCCACTGCGCCATCGGCTTGTCCACGTCGAATGCTGCGCCCTCTGAGGTTGACCCTATCTCAGCGGCGGCCATGAGGGCCTTGGCGGCCATCACCCTGGCACCGGCGGGTGCATCATCATCTTGGGCGATGCCCTTCAGGACGCGGTATCCAACCACGGCGCCTTCGCTGCGAACCGTGGCTATTTGCAGGCGGCGGACTTCCGCCATAACGGCTGGATTGTTTCGATTGAAGAAAGCCGAACTTTTTGGCTCTGCATACCCAGCAGCCTCGCTGGCCCTGTTTCCCTGGCACCCGTTCAAAACGTAAGCCTGAGCCCACGCCCTCTGCCGGTCCGTGAGACCCCGTGAGCCGACAATTTGCCCGGCCCGGTTTCTTGCTGTATTGGCGACTTGCTGCCCCATGATATGGGCCCTCTTGCTATGGCGACATTTTGTATCTACGGTAAGCGCGCAGCATGGTGCTGCCGAAGGAGACTAGACCATGACCGAAACAATCCGAAGCGCCCTGCAATCCTTTGTCGATCCTCACGAAGAGCCGGACGCGGAGCGGCACGAAGAGGCTGTTGACCTTGCCTGGGAGCTGCTGAGCAGTCCCGGGGTTGAATGGGTGGCGACCGCGAGAGGTTCGAACACGAACAAGGATGCACCCGCGCACTTCTACGCTTCGAGTGTTGCCCGTTGGGAAGTGAGCGTCGATCCGGCGGAGCTTGTTGACCGCATGAAAATGGATACGCTCCCGTTCGCGCTCTGGTGGGTTCCGGTTTACATCAGCGCGCCTTATGAGATCGCCGCGTTTGCCCCTCAAGTGCCGGGTGCGCTGATTGTGGCGCAATACAATATCGACATCGACTAAAGGCCGACTGCGACCCCTGGCGCATACCGCGCCGGGGGCTCTTTTCTAGGAGCCTAGACCATGGCCAAGCCGACAAACAGAAGAGCCAAAACCCTCGCCACGATTACCAACGTCCGGGGTATGACGCCCACAAAGGCGCCCCACATATTCCCGGCCCCCGTGCCAATGGATTGGTTCGCCGCAGAGTGTGCGCACCGCCTAATCATGCCGGAGGTTGCCCTAGAAGATGCTGAAGTGCAGCAGGCGATAAAAGCCCGCGACGCGGACGCGATAGAAAGCGCCCTAGACAATAATTTCTAGTCGCTTGCGCTGCGCATCCTGAGGGGTGCGCAGAGCTGGCCACTAGCGCCACGCCCGGACAGGGTGCCAACCCAAAGAGTAGGAACCTAGACATGCAGACCACATACGACGAGAGCACCGGCAATCTGACCATTGTGATCCCGGTTAAGGGCGTCGAGGGCACGTTGAGTGCCAGCGGCAAGAGCAAGGTGATCGCGAGCACGCGCGGCAATCAGAAGATTGATTGCGGCGCCGACGGCGAGATTTTGCTGGGCCTAAACGCCTACCGCAAATCCTAGGGGCGCCAGCTGCCCGGTTTGGGCGCGCGCATTGTGCGCCCCTTCCCGGCCGCTGATGGCCGACAACAGGAGCTAGACAAATGATGACCACAAACGAGCTAGACCAAGCGGCAATCGCCGACATGTTGAGCGACGCGCGGCATGCGCGCCGTCAGGCGAGTGATGGACCATTCTACCCTGATCGCGACATTACGCCCGAGAGCTTGCGGGCCTATGCCGACAATTGCGACCGGCAGGCGGACGTTATGGCGGGGCTGCCCCAGGGCAACGCGCACCGCATGGCATTGACCGGGGGTGCATTATGAGCGGCGGCATGGGCTCGCGGGTTGTCCAAATGGGCGATCCGACGCGCGACGAAATGGTCGCAGAGCTGAAGCGCGAATTTCTGAAAAGTGATGATGACGGCGGCCACTTGTTTAATCGGGAGCAGGCGATCTATTGGTTTGCGTCTGATTGGCACCACGGCGAAGCGTCCAACCTCTACAGCGCATTGAGCGCTTCAGACTATCGCCCGGGCCCGAGCGAAAACGGGTGCGAAGGGTACGAAGAAGCGGCGGTCATGTACGCGCATCTTGAAACGGCTTTCGCGACCGGGGGTGCATCGTGAGCCGCCTAGCGCTGCCCGAGGGGCTAACGATTGACGAGGTTGTCGATGCCGCCCAGGCTGACGAATGTGCGGGCTTTTGTTTGGGCTGCGGCGACCCGGCTGAGGACAACGTAGAGCCCGACGCGCGGGGCTATCGTTGCGGCGAGTGTGGCGAAAACAAAGTCTACGGGGCCGAAGAGATTGTTTTGATGTTTGCTTAGCGCCCCGGTTAGGGCGTCGCATCGTGCGGCGCCCCTTCCCGGTTGCTATCGCACCCGCCCCGGCCAAGGGGAAACGAGAACGAAAGAGGCTAGATCATGGAAACGAACGAATACCGGCGATTGTGCGAAGAGGGCGCGCGGACCTTTCAAAAGGTGATGGGCCCTGGTTGGAAGTGTGAGCCCGTCAGTGACGGCGGCGCGAGCGCGCTTCTCGCCCTCTTAGATGGGGGTGCATCGTGAGTGCGCTCTTAGGGACGGCGACCTATTCGCCCGACGATAACAAGCTGCGCTTGTACGCTGATAGCAGGCTGGACGATGACGACTATGCGACGGCAAATGGGCTGGGGTTTAAGTGGGCACCAAAGCAAGGCCTATTTGTTGCGCCAATGTGGACCCCGGCCCGTGAAGATTTGTTGCTCAAGTGGTGCGGCGAAATTGGCGACGAAGATACGAGCTTGGTCGAGCGTAGCGAAGAGCGCGCCGAGCGTTTTGACACCTACAGCGACAAGCGCGCCAGCGACGCCCAGCGCGCGCAGGATGGGGTCTCCGCGATTGCGGGCGGCATTCCACTAGGACAGCCGATTTTGATTGGCCATCACAGCGAGAAGGGCGCGCGACGTGACGCGGACAAGATCGAAAACGGCATGCGGCGCGCGGTCAAGATGTGGGACACGTCAACCTATTGGACGCAACGCGCGGCGGGTGCTTTGCACCATGCCCAATACAAAGAGCGCCCGGACGTTAGGGCGCGGCGCATTAAGAAGATCAACGCCGACAAGCGGCGCAACGAGCGCAGCGAGAAAGAGGGCGCGGCATGGGGTGCACTAATCGCGAGCATTGACGGGCTCAAGAAGGCGCACGATATCTCAGAGCTAACGTGGTGGTACGTCACGATAGACGGCGAGCAACGCCGCGCGCATGACTTGCTGCGCGATGAGGTTTTGACGTGGCAAGAGCTGCGCGCCAAGACCCTCGAAGGCCACGAGCGGAGCAAGGGCCACCGGGCACGATGGGCGGCGCACTATAAGCACCGCCTAGGCTATGAGACGGCCATGCTAGAGGCCCAGGGCGGCGCTGATTTGCTCAAACCCAAGGCGCGGCCTAAGCAATTGCCCCTCTGCAATTACCGCGCACCGGATGGGCTCACGATTGAGAACAAATGGAACCCGGGCAAGTTCGAGACGCTGCCGCAACGTGAGATGACCAAGGCGGAATATAAAGCGATTTGGCACGAGAGCCGAGGTACGCGCGTTGTCGACAATTCGCACCGCGTGCGTATCGGAATTGAGCGTCACAAATGGTTTTGTGTTTTCATCACTGACGGCAAGGACCACAAGCGGCCCGAGCCTGTCGAGGCCAAGCCGCAAATGACAATGCGCGGCGCTCCCGACCCGGTGCCAACAACGCACCGCGTCATTCGCACGATTGATCCCGCGATAGAGCTGCGCAAGAGCCTAGCGGCGGGCGTGCAAATTGCGGTTGCTCCTACGCTCTTCCCAACACCGCCCGCGCTGGCGGCGCGCATGGTCGAGCTGGCAAGCATTGACCATGGGAACCGGGTGCTAGAGCCCAGCGCAGGCACCGGAGCAATCTTGGGCGCGCTGCCCGGGGTCGACGTATGCGAGACAACGGCGGTCGAGATTGACGCGGCCATTGTTCGCGGCGTGCTGACGGCGCACGAGGGCGTCCATAAATTGGTATGCGCTGACTTCCTCGAATGGCCCGGGGAGCCGGGCAAGTTTGACCGCATCATTATGAACCCGCCTTTCAATGGCGGCGCGGATATCAAACACATTGAGCATGCGCGAACCTTGCTCAAGCCCGGGGGTCGCATTGTTGCGTTATGCGCCAACGGCCCGCGACAGAATGAGAAGCTAAAGCCGCTCGCGGATTTCTGGGAAGAGCTGCCAGCGGGCACGTTTGCAGGCACGCAAGTTAGGGCGGCGCTGCTGGTTATTGAGGGCTAGTCGTTCCCGGTTTCGCGCGTTGCGGCGCGCGTCTCCCGGTTCGATTTTGGGCCGATAACGAAGAGGCTAAAATGACCACAATTAAAGTAGATGCCCGCGCGGTATTCGTGCTCTCGCGGTTTATTTCTCAAGTCCCGATCGGCCGTCGAATTAGCGGCATTCTGGTAGAGCACGACCCGGACAGTCACGGCGTGATCCTGACCGCGACGGACGGCCACACGCTCGGAACGTGGCGAGATCAATCAGGGGTCATCGACGGGCCTTCAGTGGTACTCGCCACTAACGCCAAGATGATCGCGGCGTGCAAGCCTCGCAAGGTGGGCGAGATCGGGCGCACGCTCTCAGCGGACGTTGAGGGCGTCATTGTCAGCAAGGTATTCGCGCGCGCGGAAAAAAGTGTGTTCGAGCAAAAGCGCCTGACCGATGGGGCCGCATCATTCGTCCATGACGTTGCATTCCCTGACTGGCGGCGCGTTGTTCCTGACTTGAGTGAAGAGGGCAAAATCCCGCACGGGTTTAATGCGCGATATCTTGGACGGTTCGACATTGACCCAAATAGCGAGGCTGGGTGCGGCATCCAAATGCGCACAGCGGGGGGTGAGGGCCCGGTTGTTGTTTTTGTTTCCGGCTGTGATGAATTCCTCGGCGTGATCATGCCCATGCGCGAAAGGAAGGACGATCCAAAAAGCGACCACTGGTTTTTTGCCAAAGCCGACGAAGCAGCGGACGCCAAGCCCAAGAAGAAAAGCGCCTAACTAACGACCCGGACCAACGGGAACCAAACCAAAGGACTAGACGACATGAAAAACACATTGACAATAAACGATGTGCTTAAATAGTGGTTGCTCCGTCACGCAAGCGCCGTCTAGCAGTTTTGCTAGGCGGCGTTGCGATCCTGCTGGCGCAGGCTGCGCTTATCGTTTGGATCGCCGTTAAGTTTCCTGACGGCTAACAGGGGAAGGGGGCTCAGCCCGCGTGCTGAGCTTCCCTGGCCCGCCTGCGGGCGATAATCGTCCACGGCGTTATTTGCCCGTTGGGATACCCCTTGCCGGGCCAGTTCTTACGAGGCCACTTCGCCCCCCGTGCCTTCCGTGTCGAACGATGCGAGCGCTTCATGTGAGTTCGTTTTCCGCACATAGATTTTCTCCCTGTCGGTGACTTAGCCGTTTTTAAGGCAGACGGCTGTACCTGTTGTGCATACAAAGCGGCCTTTCGGCGGACGTTGAGGGCGTCACGGTGACAAAGACCGTTGCTAATAATCCCAATAAGAACGAGCCCGCAAAGAGTGATGTTGTGTTCGAGCAAGGGGCCGGATCTCGATAATAACGCGACCGTGCTCGGCCCAGACCTTCGCGCTGCGTTCCGTTGCAATCCGCTGATCACCCCCCGGGAGCAACCCCCCGGCCTCAAGGGCGTCGTAGGTCAGCTTGTTGAGATTGTCCACGTCCGGCTTCGTGACTTTGGGCTCACCCCATTTGCGCCTGTCCTTCGTCGGGAAGCTGTAATAGGTCCGCACTTCGAGGGCACCAGATTGCCACCAAGTTTCCTTGGCAAACATCTTCGCCGCCTGCTGAGCCTCCCTCGTGACGGCGCCCTTCCATAGCTGGTGGCTCTTGCTCGCGGTCGAGATCACACGGCCCTTCCAAAACCGCGGCCGGGGCTGCGCGAGGGGCTTGCCCAGCACCGTGAGGGTCATACCCTGATTATCCGACATGCGGGTTTCCTCCGTTGGGGCGTTTCGCGAAAGGAGCTAAATCGGGGGCCAACGGGTGCGACCTTAAGAGCACCGTTGTCACCATTAGATTTATCTTAGGGCCTGACAATCCTACAACGCTGGAAAACCCTTTGTTTTCAATCACTTAGCGACCGACCAATTTTAGAGGGTCGAAAATCCTGACAATGGTAGAAAATCGTTTGTTTTCAGTCACTTGGCTTAACCGTTGTCAGCGTTGTCAGCGTTGTCAGGCAAGCCTGACAACCGTGCAAAGGCTTCTGCTTGGCTCAAATCCATCTTCGACCAGTCGGGCCGGTCCCAGGAACCGGTGGCAAACTCGTATTCCTCATTCCCGCGCTGAGCCAGCTCACCGCCCGGCACATCGAGCCACGAGACGATCTTGGAGCCCTTCGGGGCGCACGTCCTTAGCCGCCCCTCGGCAACCAGCTCTTTGCACAGGTCTTGGCGCCGTTTTTCGCCTGTAACGGCCTCCATGACGGCTGGGGGGAGCTCTCCTGATCGTTTGCCGCCTACTCCGCTGGCTCCACTACCCGTGAATGGATACCCGGCCTCTGCGGCCAGCTTGACTGCGACGACAACCCACCTTTTGGCATCGCCATAGCTCACCCGGGCCTTCTTGGCCTTGGCCACGGTATCCAGGGCCGTCACATCGCGCAGGGCACCCGACCGCTCTCGGAGCAAGGTCTTTTCCTCGCGCATCATTTCCGGGTTATTGGCCTTCAGAACCCCGAAATTGTAGAGCCAGCCCGGGCGCACCTTTTCACCCATGGCGTCGAGCCGCTTTTCAAAGTCCGCGGGATGGTAGATGCCCATGACCGCGCGAAAGCTATTGATGATCGCAGAGCTGCCCCGGACGGCATCGCTGAGCGCTTCGAGCGAGCCGATTTGCCCCTTGCGAACATGGTGCGTGACCATGATAGCGGCCTTCATCTCGTTCATCACCGGCTTCAGCGCTTCGTAGTATTCCGAAATCACGAGCGCGCTGTTTTCTTCGCCGTGGATCGTCGCGTTCATGGTGTCGATTGCGACAAACTTCAGATTTGGCAGCTCAGCCATTTGATTGAGAATTGATTGCCACTCCGGCGTTGGGTACGCGCGCTTGTCGATGCCGTACTGCATCAGCCGCATCGAGCCGCCGACATTGGGCAGCGGGACAATGATTAGCTGACCGGCGCCCTCGCCCGTCATGCGACGGTTGAACGGATCTAAGTCGGCTAATCGGATATGCAGCTCTTCCGCGTCATCCTCGCCCGTGATGATCACAACGTCGCCGCCTGCCATGATGGGCTGGCCCATCCAATACTCTCGCTTGTCAGGGTCGGGCTTTGGCTCGGCACCGGAAATCTTCAGCCCAAGGTCGAGAATTGAAAATGTCTTGCCTACGCCCCCGGACGCAACGAGCAAGGACGACTTCTCCTGCTGGATCAATCTGTGAACGAGCCAACGCCGCAATGGCTTCTGACCGCCCGACCATTTGTGAACAGCCCAATCAAGAATGTTCAGCGCGCGCCCGGTCATGTCGACAACGGGGATTGCGCCCTGCCCATTAACAATTTGCACCTTTGGCGCAACGATTGTCGGGAACGGCCCATGGTTCTTTAGGTCGCTCTCGTAAAGTCCTTTGAACTCGCTTTCAAAGCGCTGGTCCGGCCAGGGCGGCACCATGTTGACCATCATCCAGCCGTGCGTCAGATGGTAGCCCTCTTCGAGCGATTGCATCCCGCTCCGCGCCAAGTGAATGTGATGGCCGGCAACGCGGTTAAACTCAGACCAACGATTGCGGTCCTCGCCGCCGCCCTCTGACACGGGCTGCGTCAGCGCGCTGCTTATCGGCGGCTTAATGCGTTGCGACAAATCCAATGGGCCCTGGATCACTAGCCCCGGCATCGCGGGGGCGGCCTTAATCCGTTCAACCAGCTCGTCTAGGTCATGCGAAATCATGCCTCGCGTGCCCTCACGGCGGCCATCCCCGCGTCATTGATAAAATAAAGGTTGGGGCAGCGGGACGGCCCTTTTCTGCTCTGCACACGCGCGTAGCCGTGCCTGACTAGCTTGCCCAGCGTCTCGCGGTGGTAGGAACCGCTAGTCCCGCCAACGTCGAGGGCGCGAGCGCCAAGCTGGACGGCGCTGCCTCGAACATGCTCCCGGTGGTGCGCCGCGAGACCAGAAAGCACTTCCCAATCGCGCTCAGATAATGGCGGTAGCTTTTTCAGCTTAAAATCGGTCACTTCGGGCCTCCATAAACAATTGTTGCGACAGTCTGGGTGCCATGCTTCGCATGTACTGTCCCCGGTATTCTAACTGGCTGGTGCGCGCGCCCGCGGCCAAATGCATGTGCGTCTCCGCCACACTTAATCGCCAACAGCTCACGCGCCTCTACGATCTTTTCAATTTCAAAGCTCGGCTCGGTGAGCTGGTGATAGACGTGCGCTTTCTGCTTGCCCTCATCGGTCAGCCCGCCGGACGCAACAACCATCGCGGGCTGGCCCGCTATTTGCGTTAGGTATTTGAGCTTCGCCGCGGTGTCGCCGGTATCAAGGTCAACGATTAGCGTTGTCATTTGCTCTATGGCATCGCTCGACCCGCGCGCCTCGCTCAGAACGGCCGGGATGATAAAGCTGGCAAATTCCCATTGAGCCCATATCCGCGCGTGGCGCTTAACAACGGCGGCCAAGTCTTGGAGCCCGGGCTGTACCCAGATCATCTCGCCCGTATGGCCCTCTTGATCGGTGCCTTTCTCGCCTATCGGACGCAGCGCAATGATGTGGTACGGCTCCCAATCGACAAAGCCGAAGAGCATTTCTAGGTATGCATCTATTTGCGCATCATCGACCAAGGCGGCGCGCTCTTCGAGCGGGTATGTCATGGAGCTACCTCTTTGAATAGAAAAAGCCGGGTGGCACTTTGCTGCACACACCCGGCTCTTTTCCAAAGAGGCTCCGCCGACCAAAGCGGTGGACCTAGACAGGGATAAGATAGTCCGGGCGGGTGCAAATCGTCAAGCTCAAGGGGGGTTAGGGCCTCCTGTCAGCCAGACTGGTTTCTCGGGGGCGGGGGCCGCGGTGTGGGGGGCGGTGGTCGACCAGCACCGCTCGGCGTAGTCGCAAAATCTGCAACGCCAATCGGTGCTCTTCGTCGCAATGCGCGGCAGCTCTTCCGCCGCCCTCGCTTCGATCACGCGAAGCCCTTTATCAGAAGCCTCTTGTGCGGCGCCTGCGTCGAACGGCATCAGCTCGGCGTGTATCTCGCTGTCGTTCTTGTTCATCGTGATGTGCAGGCACGGATTTTCAAACAGCTCCAAGTAAGCCATATAGACCTGGACTTGAGCGTAATACTCCGGCTTGGTTTTCTTAATCCCGCCCTCAACGACCTTTTTGAAATTCTTGTCGTTCATGCTTTTAATTTCGAGCAATGCCGGGTAGGCCATCTTGACGTGCTCCGGGCCGCCAATGACAACGCCGTCAATGTGTCCTCGCAGCCGCATGGCGCCCGTCTCGGGGTGCGGCGCTGTGGCAAAGCCAATCTGCCCGCCGTTAGGCTTGTTCGTGATAATGTCGAAGCCAGCGCTGCGCAGCCAATTGACCATGAGCACTTCAATGGCATCGCCAAAACGAAAGATGCGTAGCGTTTTCGCGTTGAAATCTCTGCCGGGGTCTTTGACTGTGTTGGTATATTCGTACCCTAACTGGCGGTCACACTCGACGCCCAGCCGCGAGCCGCCAAGATAATCGCGCGCCGGGCGCTCGCGGTCGTTTGTCTCTAGCTCTTGATCGATCTGAGCGAGAATATCGACGGCGACGGCGCGTAGTTCGGGGTTCTTTGAACGCTCGGGCGTAAGGTCCATTTTGCTATGGTGCTTTCACTTGGTCATTGGTGTCAACGATTTCAGTCAGGGTGACGCGAACGCACGACCATCCTTTATCAATTTGCTCTTGGCGCCGGGCCATCGCTGTTCGGCGGTTGCGGCCCTCCCAAAAACCAAGAAGGCTGTCCCACGCGCCAACCTTTGAGCGTGCCGGATAGTCGAGCGTTCCGTTAGGACGGCGTAGCGCCCATGTTGTTTGCTGGTTGAGGCTCACAGCGCAGGATCTTCTTTCTGCGCGCGAATTTCAGCGGCAAAAGTGCGGCCATGCCAGCTAAAGAACAAACGCCAAAACCTAAGCCTCATTCTGTGTCTCCCTCTGGTTCCCGGCCTGTGCCTTGGCAGTTGGGGCATTGAATGGCGGTCATAGCCGGTACGTCGCAGCGATATGGCGGGACAGCGGCAGCGGTATCTTGGCGATCATGGCAGATGCCGCCTTGCGGGCGCTCGAACCAGATAAGTTTCGGCGCAGTTCGCTTTCCTTCGCCCAACCAAAACTGTCTTTAACGCTGGCGCTCTGAAAACTCTTGCCGCTCCCGTCGAAGCGAAAGCCTGGCACTTTCTTGCCGTTGTCTGTCGGTGGCATCAACGCCGGCACGTCGCCCCACAGATGAAATGACCCGAAGTTCCACCGACTGCGCCCTACCCACGGAATAGCGCCCCGCACGTTCTCAACGACCATCGGAATATGCCGACCAGCCGCAGCGCACGCCTCTTTCTGGATGCGAAAACAGGAGTTAAACAGCGCATTTAGCCGCTCAGTCTCGGCCCCGGTGGTGTCTGCCCGGATTGCAGCAGCCTTGGCCTTAGCGCGACTCCACGGCATCGCCATGTAGCTGTATTCCTGGCAAGGGGGTGAGGCAACAATCAGCGTAGCATCCTTGAACTGCGCGCCGTCGAGCGTGAGAACATCTTGCACGACGAGTTGAGCGGGGTATTGCTGGTCGCCGTATTCATGTTTCTCAATGTCAAAGCCCACAACGTGGAACCCCTCGGCCAGAAGTCCTTCCGTCCAGCCGCCGAGGCCGCAATAGAGGTCTATGGCGAGCGCAGTCATTCTCCCGTCGCCTCTGGTTCCCGGCCTGTGCCTTGGCAGTTGGGGCAGTCAGCAATTTGGTCTGCGTACATATAGATTTTACCCTCGTCGCAATCCGGGTTCTTGCACGGCTCGCTCATATGTTCTTGGGCAAGCGCGGCGCGGACTAACTTCAACGCCTCTGTCGTTGTCATGTTCGGCTTCGTGCCCTTGGCGTTTGTGCTGACCTGCGGCAGACACCGGAGCATCGTTTCCGCAGCGTCGAGGGCTTGGTGGGTCAGGTCAAATTCGCTCGTCATAGCGTTCA